TAAAGACTCAGTGGCTAGACCTAAAGCAGAAAAAAATATATTATCAACAGATAAAAGGATGCAACAGATATGACAAAACTATGCCCAAGAGGAAAAGCTGCCGCAAAAAGAAAATTTAAAGTATACCCGTCTGCATACGCGAATGCATACGCTAGTAAAATTTGTGCTGGTAAAGCAAAAGATCCTTCAGGAGTAAAAAGAAAAGATTGGGGACCTAAAAAAGCTAAAGTTGGTATGGCTGTTACTGCAGGTGCACAATCAGGGATGGGTAGATTACAAAAGTCAGGACTGATGAAAGCTAACGATGGTGTTTACGTTGAACCACCAAGACCACCTAGAAGAATAAAAGGAAAAGGACGTCAAAGATTAAGCACTGAATACATTAAAAAGAAAAGAGCTTACGATACTTTAGTGGGTAATGATAGAAAAAGAAGACGAATGTCAGATCCTAGAAACAAAATTAATCCACCACAAATGAAAACAGGTGGTGATACTAAAATTAAAAAAGTTATTAAGGGTCTTAAGAAGGCATCTAAATTACATGCTGCACAAGCTAAAACTTTAAAAACAATTAAAGTAAGAGGTGGTGGTATGGCAATGCAAGGTACAAATTTTAAAGGCGTATTTTAGTGAATAAAAAAGGTTCATGTTGGGAAGGGTACGTTCAAAAAGGAATGAAGAAAAAAGGGAATCGAATGGTTCCAAATTGTGTACCTGCTATGAAAACAGGTGGACTAACAAAATGGTTTAATGAAAAATGGGTAGATATTGGAGCAAAGAAAAAAGGTGGCAAGTATCAAGAGTGTGGAAGAAAATCTGCCAGTGGTTCAAAACGGAAGTACCCGAAGTGCGTACCACTTGCAAAAGCCACAGCGATGACAAAGTCGCAAAAGGCCTCTGCTGTTGCCAGAAAGAGAGCAGCAGGTAATACAGGGCCTAAACCAACTAACGTGAGGACATAAAATGTGGATATGGAAATGGATAAAAAAATGGTTTACACCAAAAAAAGAAATTATAATAGGTCAGCCTGAAAATCCAAAGGTGGACTTAACAGGTCTTACAAAAGGTGATATAAAGAAATTAAAAGCACAAGGAAAATTATAATGTCTAGAAAAAAAGCTGTTAAAAAGTTAGATGATTCTCTTAAAATTTTAAAGAACGAAAATCGAGGAAAAAGTAAATCTAGAAAAATGGGTAATCCTGCAGTTGTAGAAACTTACGAAGACGCAAGAGAAAATGCAATGATCAATAGAAACGTTCCT